GCTTGATTCAATGCCCTTAGCGGCAAGCAAAGACTGCAACAGCACCACATGGTCTTTGCAGTCGCCATAGCGGTTTTTAAGGATCAGGAATTGAAGGGAAAGTGGCAGTTGATCCAAACATTTAACGCGCACGGTAGCTATGCCGAACAGGAGCGCAACTTCACCAACAATTACACGAACGTATCGGAGTGGTATCGGGACTATCTTAAGAAGTTTATCGAACAAGGCAACCATGTTGCGAATCAGCAATGGTACAAACGCGTGTGGGCTATGGATGCTGTGAACTACGGTAAGATGTACGAAGAGGTTGATGTGGCACTTATTCCTATGCAGCACGGTGTATTTAATTCCTGCAAATCAGAGTTGAAGTTGATCGAGGCGGGATTTACCGGGTGTGCTGCGATTGTATCTGATGTAATGCCATATGCACCTTACTTGGAAAGCAACGTCAACTGCATAGCTACTAAAGAAGATCAGGGATGGTATCGCGGTATTCGTGAACTGACTCTGAACAAAGAATTACGTCATAAGTTAGCTTGGAATCTTCAAGAGACAATGTTTGAACACTTTAACCATAACCGCGCGGATGCAGCGGTACACACACTACTTAACACATTATGAAGATCGGTATAGGGGTAACAGGATGCACACGACCTGAACACGTACAGACGTGCGTGGATGAGATTAAAAAGCACACGCAATCGGATCACAAGTTGGTCGTAATGATTGACGAGAAAAAGAAAGGCGTGGCGTGGAATAAGAATCAATGCCTTGAGGCGTTAAAGGATTGCGATTACGTATTTTTATTTGATGACGATTGCTTCCCAAGAGCCAGAGGGTGGGAGACTTTTTTTATTGAGCATTCAAAGCGTACCGGAAACCAACACTTTATTTATCAGCATGAGACATTGCAGGTTACGCAAATCAAATGCGTGGATGACATTGCACAATACAACAATTGTAACGGATGTATGATGTTCTTTACCCGTGCTTGTTTAGATGGCATTGGTAGCTTTGACGAGTCATTCGGGGTATACGGCTTTGAACACGCTGACATGAGTGTACGGGCTAACTTATCAGGGTTTACACAGGCTGACTTTGTTTGTCCTATTGGAGCAAGTCAGTACGTCTATTCTTTAGACTTAGATAACTACATCGAATATCCTATTGAGCATCGTCCATCTTTATTTCCTGACGAAATCGCACAGGCGGTAAAGGTTAGCCGCGATAGATGGGTTAACAAACTGAACAACGAATTAAAACCAAAAAAAGATGAAAAAGATTCTGATTAAGTACGCATCCCGTCAACGTCCGGACAAGTTCGCGCGTGGTATGAATAGCATCATGAAAGCGACAAACAAAAGTCGCATAACGGTGTTGGTATCATTAGACAAAGACGATCCTACATTACTGCAATATCACCGCGTAATGGATCATAACCCTGATCTACGTGTTATTTGTCTTATAGGTACATCCTACGGTAAGATAGATGCTATTAACCGCGATATGCACACATTACAGGATTGGGATATATTGGTTAATTTCTCCGATGACATGGTGTTCACGTTCGATGGTTGGGATGACATAATCGAGCAACAATTTACGGACGAGCCTTTGTTTCTGCATTTACCTGACGGACATCAAAACGAGAATATCAGCACTATGTCAATAATGAACAAGGCGTACTACAATCAGGACGGATATATTTATCATCCATCGTATAAGTCATTATGGTGCGATGTTGAAGCAACTGAGGTAGCAAAGTTACGCGGTCAGCACAAGTACGTTAACGTTCGCATCTTCGATCATTTGCACGTGGCATGGGGTAAGGCTGAATGGGATGCGTTATATGAGCGCAACGAAAACAGAACGATCAACATAGGAGACAAAGAAAATTATTTAGCACGTAAAGCATACAACTTTTATGAGTATTAGTATTTTGATACCTACACTACCTGCTCGACGCGACAACTTTGCAATGTTGCTGCATCACTTACAAGAGCAGATCAGAAACAATAAAGCCGAACACCGTGTTGAGATTTTATTTGACGCAACGCCGCAAGGCAAAATTACCATCGGTGAAAAACGTCAGCGATTAATTGAACGCGCTCGGATGGACTACGTGGTATTCATTGATGACGATGACTGGGTAAGTCATGACTACATCGAAAGCGTTTTACATGGTACAAAATCAAATCCTGACTGCATCGGAATAGTTGGTTGGTATTATGTAGATGGGACGTATCAAAAGCCGTTCCGTCATTCTATTTATTGCGGTGTTGACGATACAGGCAATCCATATTTTGAAACACCTCAAGAATACAAACGCTGCCCAAATCACCTTAACCCAATAAAGCGTAGTATTGCTAATAAGTTCCATTTTCAGTTGAGCAACTTCGGTGAGGACACGGACTTTGCGATGCAAATCTTTAATGCGAAAGCTTTGCAAACCGAATGGACTATTGATCGAGTGTTGTACTTTTATCGATATCAATCTAACAAATGAAAATAATATCATACAGCCTGTTTGGTTTTGGTTCTCAATTTGAAAACTGTTTTAGTTTTAACAGTTATTTACGTGCGTTGCTGTTGTCTATTCGCATGAATAGATTAATTTATCCGGAATTTACTAATCGTGTACATACAGATCAGCAAACTTATGACGGATGTCCGATATTAGGTGAATTAGAACGTGCTAAAATTATTCAATGTCATATTATTTCTGAAGCACCTTTGTGTAAGGCTATGTTGTGGCGTTTATTACCTGCATTTGATTGTGATGTGGAATTGTTTTTATGCCGCGACTTAGACAGTCTTACAAGCTACAAAGAACGTCAGTTAGTTGAATACTGGATGCACGGCACAAAGATGTGTCATGCCATTACAGACAGCGTGAGCCACAACATTCCGTTAATGGGTGGTATGGTTGCCTTTCGTAGTAAAGAATTTAGAGATTACACGGGATGCGCTACATGGGATCAAATGTTTAACAAATTTGGCGCGTTTAATTTTACAAATAAAGGATCAGATCAAGACTGGTTAAACGCATACATTTATCCATTAGTAAGTCAACACGGGCGCGATTCCATTGTGCAACACTACCTTAAAGGAATGCCAAATACATACTTATCTGCATACTTTAACGAAGTGCCTGACATTACCGTACCGATTGCACATGAACTAAGATTGTCAAACGATTGTACGGGACACATTGGTGCGGCAGGATGGTATGAAACTACTACTATGAAGTTCTTTGCACAATACCGCGACAGATTTGATGACATTAGAGCGATTGAATCACAATACGCTGACATATTTTATTGGACAAAAGAAAACTCAATATGAGCAACAAACGAACGGTGATATTAAGCACCAATACTAACCCCGACTACATAAACTATATGCCATATGTAGAACAAGCATGGAACTTGTTAGGATGGGACACGCTAACATATGTTATTAACGACATCGGTAATGAATACGTAAAGCAAAACGATAACGGCACAACGGTTCGTCGTTTATTTATTACATCAGACCATGAGTTTCGTGAAGATACGTACACGCAAAGCATTAGACTATTAGGTCATCATAATGTTAGTGAGGGTATCGTCATGACTGGAGACATTGACATGATGCCGTTATCTAATTATTGGAATCCAGACACGGACAAATGGACGATATATGGTAGGGACTTGACAGGTTATACGCAGCACCCTATTTGCTACATTGCAGCACCGAAACAAATGTGGCAACAATTATTTCCGGAACAAACGACATCCGAGTTATTGCACAAATACGGTCAATTTAGCAAATCACCGCATTTCAACGATTATTGGTTTACTGATCAGGTTATCGCTACCGAGCGCATTACTAATTATTTTGCATTAAATAGAGGCATCGATAACGGATTAGCATTGGGACGTATTGACCGCGCTAATTGGAATAATACCATGCAGCGTGTGGTACAACTTCGCAACGGCATCGACGCGCATATGCCTCGACCATTTAACCTATTTGAAACAGAACGCTGCTTACAAATCCTAAACGACAATATCAATGGACTTTCTTAAAGACGTACACGGTTGGAATAATCACCGTCCTTTACTTTGGTGGGCATTGCAGCACACGAAACAATCTGCATTTCCGATTCTTGAAATGGGATGCGGTGATGGTAGCACACCGTATCTGCAAGAATATGCTAAAAAGCACAAAAAGCAGTTAATCAGCTACGACTACGACAAAGAATGGGCGGCTAAGTTTGGAGCAACGCACGTTACAGATTGGGATAGCATAGAACACAATCAGTATAGCGTTGTGCTCATAGACCACAGTCCGGGTGAACGCAGACACATCGACATCGCTAAATTAGCAGACAAAGCGCATTACATTATTATTCACGACAGCGAACCTGCAGCAACTGGTTATATGCTTAACAAAATATGGCATTTGTTTCCGTATCGTCGTGATCTTATTACCGATGGAGCATGGGCAACTATTGTTAGTCGTGTTAAGGTTATTCCTACTATTAACATTAAAGGCTTTGACATCCGATGATTCACAACCTAACCGAACATACCAAGCAAATTAAAGCGTGTACGACTGAAGTCGCGCAAGTGGGATGCACTAACGTTGAACTGCACATGACTTTACTTAACATATGCAGACGCCACAAAAAGGTGTTGATAACGTTCTACATGAACGAAACGGAGAAACAAACTTCCGACTATCACGGCACATACCATATACAACGCAAATGGATCAGCGATATTGATCTTAGTAAATATAACTACGTAATAATTAACAAATGATTTATCAACTATACATCAACGCCTTGATCGGAATAGCCTCTTATTGGTTTGTAGGTATGACGTTAATACCGTCTCAAATCTTGCTTAAATACACTGGCAAAATACACATGAAACCGTTTACCTGCGAATTGTGCATGGCGTGGTGGGTAGCCTTAGTTGTTAACATTACGCTATTCTGTAATTTTAGTGATATGAAGTCCATCGTACTGACAATACTCATGAGCGCGTTTGCTTCGTTTGTTGCCGTTTTGGGAATGGAAGTCCATAAAAAGCTACAGCGATGACTGCAGAACAATACAACTTCTTAGCACCGCACATGGACGCAATTAAGCGATTCAAGTCAGTAGGGCAGGAGGTTAGCACCGCACCGCGTGAACCGATGCGACAGGTGTACATGGAAATATACAAGGAGTTGTTACCACTATCCTGTTCATCCTGCATTAGACATTTATACGAACGAATTAACGAACACATAGAAGAATATGAGCGAAACAGGTAGAGACGAAAAGGGAAGATTTACAGAGCGTAACATTTGGTCGCTAATCAAAAAGAATGTAGGCAGACCGCGTTTGTGGGAAACACCCGAAGAACTTTTAGCAGCTGGTTTATCTTATTTTGAATGGGCAGATGACGTTTACAAGGGTAAATATGCGGAAGCGGATATGCGTTTGTACTTAGGATTTCACAGCCGTACATCGTGGCATGACTACAAACATAATCCCGAATTTGCGAACGTTATATACATATTAGAATCGATCATGGAGGGTGATACCGAGAAGAAATTAATGTGGGCAGCATCGACACAAGGCGCGATATTCAAATTAAAAAACAAATTCGGTTGGAAGGACGAAGTAACCCAAAACCAAAACATAACTAATGTCCAAGCATCTTTCGGTGAAGTTGTACCGTCCGCATCAGAATCAGCAAAAGATTCATGATTCAATAAACGGTAGTAATCACAAATACTACGTGCTTAACATTGGTCGACAATTCGGTAAAACGATGTTGGCGATGAATCAGCTATTTTATTGGATGTTCAATAATAGCGGATGTAAATGCGCGTGGATTTCACCCGTCTATAAGCAGACAAAGAAAGTATTTGAGGAAATGGTGTTGGCATTTGAAGGTACGGGATTAATCGAAAAGAATGCAACGGAGTTAACTATTAAGATCGGCAAATCTTCGCTTCAATTCTTCAGCGCGGAACGTTACGACAACATTCGAGGATTTACCTTTGACTACCTTGTATGCGATGAGTTTGCATTTATGGACGAAGCAGCATGGACGGAGGTGCTACGTGCTACGGTGCTTGTTAAAGGTCGTAAGGTGTTGTTAATTAGCACACCAAAAGGCAAAAACCACTTTTATAACCTTTACAACTTGTCAGGGGTTAACGATCAATATAAGTCGTTCCGAATGAGTTCGTACGATAACCCGTTAATCAATCCACAGGAAATAGACGATGCAAGGTTGACCTTACCTGACCATGTATTTAGACAGGAATACTTAGCCGAGTTTATCGACGGTGGTGCTGGTATCTTTGCGCCAAAGTGGGAAGAGGCTGCGGGTGGCACACGTTTCTTTGCAGGTGTTGACTTAGGTAGGGCGGATGACTATTCTGTATTGTCGATTTTTAATGAGCAAGGCAAACAGGTGTACATTAATCGCTGGAGGCATAACACGTGGGCAAACATTACACGCGAGATTACAACCGTAATTAATCAATTCAACGCACGTGCATTTGTCGAGGTCAATAGTATCGGCGATGCGTTAATAGATCAGATTAAGCAGCAATGCCGTAACCCTCAAAACATAGACCCATTTGTAACTACAAGCAAGTCAAAGAATGATGCGATTGAACAGTTAGCGGTTGCTACCCAAAATGCTGAGGTAACGTTTTTACCTGTTGACTGGTTGCAAAAGGAGTTCGACGTGTTTACCTTTGAGTACAATGCGAAAAGCAGAACGATCAAATACGGTGCTCCATATGGATTCCACGATGACGGTGTAATGGCTACGGCAATCGCTTATAATTGCTTCAAAGAAAGTAAAGGACATCAATTCTCAATCAGATATTAACATGAACTATCAAAAATTAAAAGCGGGACAATTAGGCGATTTCTTTCGCATTGCAGCCGTACAACCCAAAGACGAAATAGAGCAATTAGATAAGGATGTGGCGTTGCTATCCATGATTCACGGAAAGCCTTACAGCTACTTCACGAACTTGTCATTCAAAGATTTTAACGAATACCGGAAGCAGTTGTATGCGTTGTTATCCGTCGAGCCATCAGCGCGTTACATTCCTGCATTTAAGGTTAACGGGTATAAATTCACGTGCCTACCTAACGTAAACACAATCAAAGTGCATCACGAGCAAGATGTAAAGATGCTGCGACTAAATGCAGATAACCTATACGACAAGCTACCGTACATCGTGGCTATCTTTTCCGAGCAACGTAAGCAGCTTTTTAAAAAGAATCTATCATTTGTTGATAAGTGCGAACTATTCAAAAAACATCTACCTGCTGACGTGGCAATCGGTATCGCGCTTTTTTTTTGCGCAGCATCAAAGAAACTCGAACCGCTTATCGCAACCTATTTGGAGGAACTAACCGACAAGTTGGAAGCGGAGGTGAACAAGGCGTTAGCATCCATGAACATTGGGGATGGCAATTAAACATCTACGAGATTACAAACGGGGATAAGACCAAAGAGGATGCGTACTGGAATATGACGCTTATTGAGTGGTACAACCGCT